CTGTATCTCTCGCTCTCAACCGGCAACGGGTCGGTGTTGATCGAGTAGCTCCAGTCGCTGGCACGCTTTAGCAGACCCTTAGTGAACAGCGGTTTGATAAAGCGCTTAACTGACGTCTCATGCAGGCCGGTAAGCTTGCAGAGGTCGCGGACCTTCAGCGGGCCGTTACGGGTAATCAGTTCAAGAATTTTTGATTCGTGGTTGATCATGATTTGTCCCCCGTTAACCGCGAAAGCCGTGAGGCACTGAGCTGTCAGGCCGAGGAATCACAGTGATATCCCGCTGCATGTTGCGCTTCAGGGCATTCCACTCAGAGCGTGGCGGGCGACCGGCCTTATCCCATTTGGTCGCTGACTGGAGATAGCCAGGCAGGTTGCCGGGGATGAACAGCGTTTTTGGACGCATGTACTGGTATTCCTCGGTGCCTTCCCAGTGGACATGCTTGTAATCCACCACCAGGCAAAGCTCTTCCACCGTGAATGCGTCTTTCAAGCGGGATTTGATGTGGCCCATCGATGACTTAGCCTCGGTGTGCTTAGCGCCGGTAACTTTGTTCAGGTGGCGTAAAACTTCACGAGAGCGATGAACGATTGACCACTCATCGTCTGGTTGCGACGCAACCTGACAAGAGGGTTTATTAGTCTGTATGTTTAAGTCTGTATTAACGTCTGTATAGAGAAAGGATTCCGCGACTTCACGGTTTCCAAGATTGCGCGATCCTTCGGTTTCAATATCGTTACTTCGCGATTTCAATGTCGCGACTTCGCGTTTTGGAAGTCGTGAATTCGCGGTTTCCAATTGATCTTTGAAAATCAAGGAAATTAAGGAGTCACCATCAACTTTATAATGCATGGTGGGCGTTCCGTTAACTTTCCTTACGCATGTATGGATGGCATCCGAAAGATGGTTTTTAACGAGCTTTTTGACCAGCCTTTCAGTCTGATCTTTGCTCAGCCCGCCAGCTTCTTCACCAAGCTCTTCATAGGTTTTATAGAACCAGCCCTTATCGTCGCCAAACGCAGACCAGAAAACTAGGTTGTTAAGCACCGCCGCAAGGGCGTGAGCCTGCTGCTCACCACGAAAAAACTTCAGGTATGGGCGGGGGATGACAATCACATTTTTTTGCCCAGACATGGACTGAATAATATCGAACGTTCTACTCATGATTGCCCCTCACTTCCCTAAAGTACTGATTGAACCGTTCGAGAGAGCTGAAGCACTCGCCATGTTCATAATTGTCACGCAGGTAGATAACCCGGTCGTTCTCTGGCTCCCAGCGAATGACCCGCACAGGGATGCCCCGCTTATCTCGGAAGATTCGGTCAAGCTCTCGCATCGGGCATCCTTCAGTTGCTGGTTGATATAGCCCACAGCCCAGCTGAGAAAGCTGTGGTTAACTTCTTCGCTGACGCCTGGTACATTAAGCACGTACCGCAGCGGCTCACTGCTGAAGCGGCCACCAGCTGAGGGAAGGCAACGGAATTGCGGTAATCCTGATTTTCTGGTTAAATTGATCACGCGATTAGTTCTCCACACACGTTGATTTAGTCGCACCGAGCGCCGCGGACTGCAATCCAGCGGCGTTCACCTTTTCTGGGGCGCAAAACACGCGATACAGCAGCGTCAGATGCTCCTGCCACTTAGCCATTACCTGATAGCTGTTCTCTTCAATCTGCTCACGTTCAGCCGCATCAATCACACCGTCAGCGGTTGCCTTGCGGATGTAGGCAGAATGCTTGCCGATCCACTCAACCGACTCCATCAGGCGCTGATTGATATCCGCGTTATCAACATCCTCAATGTCCACCAGCGGGACGTTAACGCTGTTTGATTGACGGGAGACCGCGTTAGCGATGTGCTTGGTGCAGCTTGCCTGTTGCAGGACCATCGCCCAACCCATTGGGAAAATCTGGTCGCCATTAGTGCGCAGGCGGTTAAACAGCGCATCTTCTGTCACGCCCAGCCACTCGGCTGCTTCCTCGTACCCACCCGGAAGACTTGAAATCGTCTTCTTGATTGCTGCCACCAGCCATGCCGGTTGCTTCTCTACTTGCCAGTGCTTCTGATCCACGGTTAAGCCCTCTTTACTGTGGTTTCGCTACTGCCGGAGTAGCTGATAAAGTTTTGGTGTCGTTCTGGAAGCGCTGAGGATAAAGAATCTCCAATTCACTGATTTCGCCCTCAAAAAAAACTGCTAATCGCTCAGCAACATCCAGTGATGCAACCTGAAGACCGCGCTCGATGCGACTTAGGTTTCCGACATCCAAGTGAATAGCTAAAGCAACTTCACTTAGGGTTTTCCCTTGCGACATGCGCAATATTCTTAATGGTGAATGCATTTTCGCCTCCTTAGTTGCGTAATGCGCATATTATTTCACGCAATCAGATTGCGCAAGTTAATTTGCGTTTCATGCAAACCAGCCATTAAATAGGCACATGAACATAGGAAACCGAATCAGAGAGCTTCGCCTTGCGCGGGGAATGAGAATCAACGATCTGGCTGATGCCGTTGGCGTCGATCAGGCAAATATTTCACGCCTTGAGACAGGAAAACAAAAATCCTTTACTGAGCAATCGCTTAATAAAATCGCAAATGCGTTAAATGTTAGTCTCGGCGAACTTTTTATTCCCTCCGGTCCAGAAAATACTGTATATAATAACAGTAAGGATATCGTTAAAGGCATACAAGGGGGGGATGTGTATCGTGTGGAACTGCTTGATGTAAATGTGAGTGCTGGCCCAGGTGCGTATGTTGGAAGTGACATTATTGATGTCATACGCTCCATTGAGTACAACACAGAGCATGCTAAGAACTTCTTCGGTGGAAAGCCTCAATCCACTGTGAAGATGGTCAACGTGCGCGGCGACAGCATGTCAGGAACTATTGAGCCGGGGGATCTGATTTTCGTAGATGTTTCAGTGACTCAGTTTGATGGTGATGGAATTTATGTGTTTGGTTTTGATGGGAAGATACATATCAAGCGCCTGCAAATAGTTCCTGACAAAATCGTAGTTATTTCTGATAACACTCGATATCGGGACTGGTTCATTGATGAAACTAATGAGCACCGCTTTTACATCTTCGGCAAAGTCATGATCAGCCAGTCGCAATCCTTTAAGCGACACGGTTAGCCCTCAGCAAATCTTACAAAACCCGGCATGACCGGGTTTTTTTGCGCCTAAAACATTCAGATTTTGCAATTAACGCATTTTATCACTTGCGTTATATGCATATCAGTTTTATTGTTTATCTCACCAGAGGTTGATTGGCGGGATAGGAGATGAATTTATCCAAGCAAATGGCGAACAGTAAGTTTTGGGATCTGATCACCTTCTTATATCTCTTCCCTGACGCCGAACTGATCTGCGATGGAGATACTGGCGTTGTGAGTATTTATTGTGGCAACAGAAGCCTGGCTTACGGTTTAGCGTTTTAAGAGTAAGGAATTGTTGTGTTGGCGGTTACTCATGATGGTTTGGTTTAACCGCCCTTTTTCACAACGATAAGGGCATTTGCAAAGCGGGTGTTTCCGAACGCTTTAGAGACGTGGAGTAAGTGTCCTTTTCGTTGTGGTGAATGCGGCCAGCGCACGCGGAAGACTGACAAAAACTGCATACAGTCTAAGAGTCTCCGCTCTGGTTTCTGTCAGTCTGACAGAGCACCGGGAGGCACCCGGCACCGCAGCAACCTTTCAATTGTGTGGAGTAATCGGGCTGTGGGTTATTGCAGTAACCCACCAGCCAATTTAAACGAATCCCAAAATTTTTTTATTGCCGTCACTGGCAAGGGATTCATGCAACCAAAAATCGTGTGTGGAGACATAAATGAGTAACGAAAACAATATAGCTAACAGCCTGGCAACAGCAATTGCAGCGCATTGCTCAGAGTTTGAAAAGTCACCTGAGTTCGCTGACATGGTTCGCAAGCACGTCACCAGCCTTTATGAAGAGGCCATCAAAGACACGTTCCGCTGGGGTGAATTCCCGAAGGCGGTGAAGAAGGCGCTAGAAGGTGCGCTGCCCGCGAATATCAGCGAGCTGGTCGATCTGCCGCGTTACAACCTGCTGATGGCGAAGGAGCTTGCCGCCACATGGGAGGGTAACGCCATTTCTGAGCGTCTGATCACCTCGATGCGCGAACATGTTCTGGAGTTCGTGAAGTCCCATGAGGTGCCTCAGTACATCAAAGCATCTGAGCTCTGGTCCGCGTTCGTCAAAGACCATGAGGAAGAAGCGATGCAGGAAGGCTGGGAAGCCCCAGCAGTGCTTATGGCTTACAGCGACTATGGCTCCTTCATGGTCGGACTGGAAAAGGCACCAGAGCAAAGCAGCAGCTATAGCACCCGATCACGCAGTAAGGACCACGCGTTCCAGTTCGATAACAACCTGTATTTCACTAAACAAACGGCCTACGAAGGCCGGGAGACGGTTGATGTGCTGCACGATGGAAAGCCCGTCTGGCGGCTCTTCTCAGGCGCACTTGAAGGCGATGCGCTGGGCAAGAAGGTACACCAGTTCCGTAGCGACTTCGAAAAGCTGGTAGCGGCTCTTTACTACGGAGAAAGCCTGCTTGTTCTCGACGCTGATGATGCAGACGAAATTTGTTATCCAGGAGTCTACTGAGATGCAAAAGCCTAATGACCATATCACCGTAGGCATTATCACCCTGCCCTACAGCCATATCCTCAACGGCTGGGTCATGCCTGACGGTTCAGTAATCACTAACCCCATTAAGGCGCAGAACGAAGCTGAGCGCCTTAACAGCACCATCACCATTCACTGAGGGCGATGACATGCATCACTTCAAATCGAATAAAGAAGTTGTCGCTGCCGGCCACCAGTTCGCTAAGAACATCGGCAAAGAAACATCTCTGATGGACATGGCGAAATTGGTTATTGAACTTGCATCACGCCTCGACGTTGCCACCGTTCGCGCAGACCTGATGGCTGCAGAGGTTCTGCGTATTAACAGCGTGCTGCCTGACACCATTACCGCGCTTCAGGCTGCAGGTGCAGACCTGACGCTGATTGATGACCTGAACGCAGCGCTGGCCACGCCAGCATGTGATCAGTGGATTCGCACACTTCGCGGTGAAGCCCTCGGGGAAGCACGCCGCGCTGTAGCAACGCTGGGTAACCACCAGCAGCCCGGCATTTCACATGCGATCAACATCATTTCCCAAATGGAAATGGATTTGCTTCGCACACGCACGATAACGCTGAAGGTGGTGTCATGAAAAAGGTCGCCCAATTCCGGCGCAGCACCGGGGCGAATGCCGGATTCAGTGAAAAGTTAGCTTGGCAGTTATCAAAAGGACCGGCAACGGGCCGGGAGCTGGCAGAACGTCTCGGTATGACCCTGAGTGAGTTCAACCGTTTAGTTCTTCACATTATGCGCCGCGGTGGTGAAACGCTGCAGGTTGAAGGCACGAATCAGGTCTGTCTGGGTGGTGGCTCTATTGACCGCACTTACACGCTGGTCAGAAATCCGCGCCGTGTTGCTCGACCACCACGCAAGCCAATGGTGATCAACCACAGGAACGACTGCTCTGAAGAGGCAAAGAAGCGCAACTGTGAAGCAGCTAAACGCCGCGCCCGTCTGATTGCCAGCGGGCTGTATTTGGAATGCATGGGTTAAGGGTGGTGAGTTATGGAAAAGCTGAATGAATTAGTTGAGCAAGCGAAGTTTGTAGCGGACTGGCACGGCAGCGACTGGAGTAGCGCACTTTGTCAGGGTAAAGATGGTAAGCAAGCCCACGAGATAATCTGTGAGAGTCGTGGCGAAGCTGTAATTTCAACAGGCAGCAACTCAAACGAGGCTTCATGGCTTTGCGACTATCTGGAACTTTGCAGCCCTGCCAACATCCTCGATATTGCCGAAGCATTCAGGGCGCTGCAGAAGCAGCGTGACGCGCTGGCGGCTGAGAATGCGATTCTGAAAAACGGCATTGGCTTCTTCAGCTATGGCACAGATAGCGGCTTTGAAGAGCACGATTCTGCTGAGAAGGCGATTGCAGCAGCTGACAGTGACATCGACTACTACCGTGGGGATGCATGCGACGGTTGGTCAGAAGAAACCGACCAGACGGTCTGGGGTGTGATTTTGCAGCGTGCCACGATGATTGATGAGCGGCCCCGCACGGAAGAGGATAGTTACCTCGGTAGCCATATCGCATCCATCTGTGATTATGCGCTCCTGCCGAATATCGCTACCCCAGCCACCGACGCCTACCTCAACTCTGTGCGGGCTGAGGGTGTGGATTATGTTGCTGAGGCAATCGGCGCGAAATGTGCAGAGCTGAAAGTCGGTAGCAAAGACTGGAAAGCGTTAAAGAGCATCGTGTTCACCCTGGGAGATTTCGCCGCCAAAATCCGCGCCGGTAAGGATGGTGAGTGATGGCTATCAAATCACCAAAGCGCATGGCCGATTGGGTAGGTTCGCGCGTGAAGACGTTATACGCAATGGAAAACGGCTACGCAAAAATGCCAGCGGGTTCAGTGGCTGTGGTCACCGGTGTTAGTCGTGGTTTCAACCTGGAGTTCGCCCCTTGTGGTTGTTGCAGCATGACCGTCAAAGTCAGCCGCGTACGCCCTGAGCATCTGGAAATTGTAGAGCTGAAATCAGCGCAGCGCGTGGAGGTGGAGTGATGGCGCTAACCAAAAAACAGCGCGCTGAGTTGCGCATGAAATTCGGCGGCAAATGCGCGTACTGCGGTTGTGATCTGCCTGATAAAGGCTGGCATGCGGATCATGTCGAAGCTGCATTAAGAAAATGGGAGTTTGGACCCCGCCGCAAGGATGGAACACGCCGGACAGTAGCGACAGGCGAGCACTGGCGTCCTGAGAATGACGTTATCGGAAACCTATTCCCAGCCTGCGCACCCTGCAATCTTTTCAAGGCAACTTTCACCCTGGAGTGTTTTAGAGAGCAGATAGTAGCGCAGGCAGAGCGGGCAAGGTTGTACAGCGTCAACTTCCGAACTGCGGAGCGGTTTGGACTGGTAGAAGTGGTAGATAAGCCGGTGGTGTTCTGGTTTGAGGTTTATCAGGAGACGGCTGATGGCTACGAAGTCTGATTTGCAGGCCAAGGTTATCGAATTAGAAAAGGATAATCAGGCGCTGAAAAAGCTTTTGGACCGCGCAGAGCGTGAGCTGAATGACAAGCTTTATCCAGAAGAAATGCCGCCGATTCCCGCTCCCTACCTCATTACCTGTCAGATGAAATATTACCGGATGCCGTGGGAGCCATTCTGGTGTTATGAACATCTTCAATGGTGCGATGAGCTGGATAGCAGCTTTCCATATTCAATGGCTGACAACTCATGCCCGGTTTGTAGAGGTGCTGAATAATGGCAAAGTCCCCCGCCGAACGCAAAGCAGCGCAGCGTGCCAGACAGGCCGCTGCCGGTGGTAAAAAGCTGGAGCTGGCGCTGGATAGTCAGGAACTGGAGATGCTGGCGCATAACTGCGCCGCACGCCGCCCCGGTCGTGAGCCGTATGAACTGAACGAGTACATAGCGCTGTTAATCCGAAAGGATGCCGCTGAGCTGGCGCAGCAGCTTAATACGCTGGACCACCAGCAGTGCGGGAAGTGCAAAGAGCAGCTGCCGGTGCAGTCCTGCCCTTGCCAGGGTGAGGCGGCTTGCTGGGCCACCAGCGGCTGGCACGAACTGAAGTTGAATATCAATACGCCGTGACGTGTCACGGCAAAACAAACCTGATGCAGCAGGAATGTGTGGAGAAAAAAAATGGCTAATATTGAAATGATCTTCGAAAGCGAAGCGATGCAAAAAATCGGTGTTACCTCAAGAACAACAATGAGGACCTATGTCCTGCATCATTCGTTCCCCAAGCCAGTAAGAAATCGACCTAAAAAATACTTACTGGCTGAGGTAGAGCAGTGGATTTTAAACGGCGGCGTTAATCAGAGATCAGCTTGATCTGTTCGAAAATCTTTTCTGCGTAGAGTTCATAAGCAACCTTCTGTTCCGCTAACCAATCGTGCTTGTTATACACTGCAAGCACGCCTCCAAGATCATGCCCCAGCATTTTCTCAATGACATGGGGCGCAATCCCTTCCTCTGCCAAGCGAGTAGCCATCGTTCTGCGGAAGTCATGAGCGGTAAAATCACCAAAGTTAAGCTGATCACGAAGCAATCGGACATACCTGGTTGAAGAGCCGATACTCAGCGGAATGTTCCTTTCAAATGCGCCGTGAAACAACAGGCCATTGCCACTATCGATTGACTGTTTGAGCAGTGGCTCGATTTGTTTGAAGATCGGCCTCCTGATGATTTTATTTGTTTTGCTACGATCTGAGGGCAACGTCCAAATGCCCTCTTCAAAATCAAAATCTTCCTTCCGCGACTCTCTCAACTCGCTATTGCGTGAGCCATACAAAATGAGGGACTTGATGAGCATTTTGCTCGAAAACGTCGCGGTAGATTTTTCGTTCTCAACCCATATCTTTGCCAGCTGCCGATAGGTCAGAACCGTGTCGCCGGTTTTAGGGTTCCTGCCAAATTCTTTGGGATTCAATCTCAGAAGCGATGCGTCCTCAATAAATTGTCTTCGTGAGCACCACGCTATTGCCCCGCGCAAATGAACCAAAAGCTTACGAGCTTTTAATGGATTTGCCTGT